GCAATATTGAGTTTGTGGACATGAACCGCAAACTAAACCTTGGTGCGCCTTCACAATCTATTCCTTCAGAGTTCTGCTTTAGCGGTATAGATGGTAGTGGAGACACTAAGGTAGACCTGTTTCCCGTTCCTAATGGTGCTTTTACTCTGTTGTTTGACCTGACAATCCCACAAGCAAATCTGTCTGCTGATGGCACATCCGTCAAAGTGTTGGACTATTTGGTGACTCAGAGTGCCTATGCTCGTGCATTAATTGAGCGTGGTGAAGATGGTGGAACAAACTCTAATGAGGCTTATGCTTTGTTTAGAGGAATGCTCTCTGATGCAATTGCATTAGAGTCCACTCGTTATCCTGAAGACAACTTTGTGGCGGTCTAATGGCAGCACAACTCCAAAGTTACAGTCTCTCAGCACCAGGCTTTTATGGCCTGAATACTGAAGACTCTCCCCTTGATTTAGGGGCTGGCTTTGCTTTGGTTGCAACCAACTGCATCTTGGATCAGTATGGTCGTATTGGTGCTAGAAAAGGTTGGTCAAGGGTTAACTCTTCCTCTGGAAACCTTGGTGCTAACGATGTTGGTGTCATCCATGAGCTAGTCCAGACTGACGGGACTCTTACAGTTCTGTTCGCAGGAAACAACAAGCTATTCAAACTTGGCACTTCTAATGCGGTGACTGAGTTGACCTATGGTGGTGGAGGAACAGCGCCTACCATTACTGCATCTAACTGGCAGACTGCCTCTTTGAATGGCATTGCATACTTCTTCCAAACAGATCACGATCCACTCATTTATGACCCCGCAGTAAGTACAACTACTTATCGCAGAGTGTCTGAGAAGTCTGGTTATGTTGCAACAGTTCCTCAAGCAAACATCTGTATTTCTGCTTTTGGTCGCTTGTGGGTGGCTAATACTTCTACAGATAAGGTGACGATTACCTTCTCTGACCTGATTGCAGGTCATGTATGGGGTGGTGGTACTTCAGGAACATTAGATGTTTCACGGGTATGGCCTAATGGTGCAGATGAAGTCATGGGCTTGGCAGCTCACAATGATTTCTTGTTTATCTTTGGTAAGAGACAGATTCTTGTTTACTCTGGTGCTTCTACTCCTGCATCTCTTGTTTTGAGCGACACAGTAGGCTCTATTGGATGTATTGCTAGGGATACCATACAAAGTATTGGCTCTGACGTTGTTTTCTTGTCAGACTCAGGTGTTCGTTCATTGATGAGGACTATTCAAGAGAAGTCTGCTCCATTGAGAGACCTATCCAAAAATGTTCGTTTTGACCTAAATTCATCATTGGCAAGCGAAACATTGGCTAATCTGAAGTCTGTTTACTCAGAAAAAGAAGCCTTTTATCTGCTTGTTTTACCCGCTACTTTCCAAGTCTATTGTTTCGATACCAAGCAATCATTGCAAGATGGTGCATCCCGTGTAACGAAGTGGGACTCAATTGCTCCTACTTCTTTACGTTCTTTGCGTAATGGCGACCTGTATATTGGTAAGAATGGCTACATTGGTAAGTATGGAACTTACCTTGATGACGCAACTTCGTACCGATTTGCGTACTACACAAACAATGCTGACTTGGGAAACCCTAATCAGATTTCTATTTTGAAGTCTGTCACCGCCATTGTAATTGGTGGGTCAAACCAGTTCTTGTCTATCAATTGGGGTTTTGATTATTCAGGCTCTTATCGTGCTGAGAATGTCTACATCCCTGCTCAAACAAGTTATGAGTATGGAACGGCTGAGTACAACATTGCTGAATACACAAGTGGTGTTCCAATTAAGACGCTAACAGCGAATGCTTCTGGTTCAGGAAAGATTGTCCAAACTGGATATGAGACTACGATAAATGGAACATCGTTTTCTCTACAAAAGATTGAAATTCAAGCCAAAGATGGCAAAATGGGCTAAGGAGAAATATCTTGTCGAATTACACAAAAACCACTAATTTTGCTTCTAAAGACAATCTGTCGCCAGGCAATCCCTTAAAGATTGTTAAGGGTACTGAGATTGATACAGAGTTTAATAATATTCAAACTGCTGTTGGCACTAAAACAGACAATGCTTCTGCCAATATTACTGGTGGTACGATTGTTGGCATCACAGATTTAGCGGTTGCTGATGGCGGTACTGGTGCTTCTACTGCTACTGCTGCCCTGAATAACCTCTTGCCTACCCAAACAGGTAACGCAAACAAGTATCTCCAAACTGATGGCACTAATGCCACATGGGATGCAGTAAGCCTTTCTACTGCTGACATCACAGGCACTCTGCCCGTTGCTAATGGTGGTACTGGTGTAACTTCATCTACTGGTACTGGTTCTGTAGTTCTGTCAAACAGTCCAACTTTAGTGACTCCCGCCTTGGGAACTCCTGCTTCTGGTACTGCAACTAACCTAACTGGTTTGCCGATCTCCACAGGCGTTTCAGGTCTTGGTACTGGTGTAGCAACATTCTTGGGTACTCCCTCATCTGCTAACTTGGCTTCTGCCGTAACAGATGAAACTGGTTCTGGTGCTTTGGTGTTTGCCAATAGTCCTACGTTAGTTACTCCTACTTTGGGTACTCCCGCTTCTGCTACTTTGACCAATGCTACTGGTTTGCCAATCAGTACTGGTGTGAGTGGTTTGGGTATAGGGGTGGCGTCTTTCTTGGCTACTCCTAGTTCAGCAAACTTGGCTACTGCGGTTTCTGATGAAACAGGTAGCGGTGCATTGGTCTTTGCTAACTCACCAACATTGGTGACTCCTGCTCTTGGTACACCTTCTAGTGGAACTTTGACAAACGCTACAGGGCTTCCAATCTCTACTGGCGTGTCAGGTCTAGGAACAGGCGTAGCAACGGCTCTAGCGGTCAATGTAGGCTCTTCTGGCGCACCTTTGGTTAATGGTGGTGTGCTTGGTACTCCATCTAGCGGTACTGCTACTAACTTGACAGGTTTGCCATTGTCTACTGGTGTAACAGGAACTTTGCCTGTTGCCAATGGTGGAACAGGAACAGCAACTCCTAGTATTGTTGCGGGAACAAATGTAACTGTTACTGGCACATGGCCTAATCAAACTATTGCGGCATCTGGCGGTGGTGGTGGCATTATTTACACCACAGTCAAGACAGCAAACTACACCGCAGTTGCCAATGATGGTGTACAAACAAACACAACATCTGGTGCATTCACAGTTAATTTGCCAGCTACTCCCTCAAATGGCGATCAAGTTTTTGTTGCTGATTCTGCTGGTACTTGGGGAACAAACAACCTCACGATTGGGCGTAACGGCTCAACCATTGAAGGTTCTGCAACAGATTTGGTGTGCGATATTTCAGGCGTTAATGTTCAATGTGTATACAACGGCACAACGTGGGATATTTACGCTCAAGTGGGTGCTAACGATACGGCTGTTCTAACTCAGACCAATACGGTGACGGGCATTACAAACAAGACCTTTGTAGCTCCAGTGTTGGGTGCGGCTACTGCCACATCTTTGCAAGGCATTATTGGTAATGTCACCCCTGCGGCTGGCTCATTCACAACCCTTGGCGCATCGTCAACGGCAACGTTAAATACATTAGCTTCTAGCGGTGCAACACTGACGGGTGGAACAATCAATGGAATGACCATTGGTGCTACTACGGCATCTACTGGTGCATTTACAAGCGTAAACACACCAAACACGTTTGGCTTCAAGAACCGCATCATCAATGGTGATATGCGTATTGACCAACGTAATGCGGGAGCCGCAGTGACACCTACTGCTGGTACATATACGCTAGATAGATATTTCTATCAATCAAGCCAAGCGTCAAAAGCAACCATTCAGCAAAATGCTGGTTCAGTAACGCCGCCAACTGGTTTTACTAATTACTTGGGAGTTACGTCAACCTCTGCTTATTCATCTGGGGCTGGTGACTTTTTTAGAATTTTTCAATCTATTGAAGGTCTTAATGTTGCAGACCTTGCATGGGGTACTGCAAGCGCTAAAACCGTTACTTTGTCTTTTCAAGTCTATAGTTCTTTGACAGGCACTTTTGGCGGTTCTTTGCAAAATAGTGCAAGCAATCGTTCTTACCCGTTTACTTATTCAATTCCAACTGCAAATACTTGGACAACAATTTCAGTAACAGTTGCTGGTGACACAAGCGGTACTTGGCTAACAACTAATGGTACTGGAATTACTGTTGGATTTAATCTTGGCACAGGCACGACTTTTAGCGGAACCGCTGGTGCTTGGGTTGGGGCAAACTATTTATCAGCCACAGGTGCGACTAGTGTATTGGCAACTAATGGCGCAACTTTTTACATTACAGGCGTTCAACTAGAAAAAGGCTCAACAGCAACATCGTTTGATATGCGCCCTTATGGGACTGAGTTGGCTTTGTGTCAGCGTTATTATTATCGAATCAAATCGACAGGTGATAATTGTTTTGGTTCTGGCTGGGCTGGT